CCCACAAGGAAGCTGGGATTCTCTCCCGAATTTCAGCGACTATGTCGTTGTCGAGTGTGACCTGACGTCCTTTCAGACGTCCCACGAACCGGTCCAGGGCAGAACAACCATTCCCTCGCGAGAGGGGACGGATGTTGCCGCCCACCGATTTGTGCTTGAACACACTCGACGTTTTGGTCCTATCTGGTCTACTCACGATCTTCCTCCTCTTGAAGCTGCTCCCTTCAGCGAGCCTAATCTCATCTTCGATGAGACAGGACTTGAAGGCAAGCACAGCTTCCAGAGGTGCGGTCTCCCCTCCCTCGTCAGGCTTCTGGAACCATGGCTCAACAGCCTTGGTTGCCTTCCAGAAGGACTTGGGGTTGAGAGCACGCTCGAAGGGTCGTGGGTAGAGGCCCTCCTCTCTGAATGGTCTCTTGCTGAAGAGCGCCAGTGCAACGCCCTCAACCGACTTGTCATCCACATGGGTGGAGACAAGACGGGCGAGGCGGGTGCGAACGCTCACACTTACAGCGAGACCGCGCCCCGTGTAACCAAGTCCCCCGACGCTCACTGGAAGGTGAAGTCGGGGGTCGCACTTGATGAACGGGAAGCGGGTCTTCATCACCCTTTCCATCCTGCGCTTGAACACCGGCTCAAGGTGTCCATCGCAAACGATCGGCTCCTTGAGACAAGGATCCGGAATGGAGGGGGGTTTGAAGACGGCCATTCGTTCGTCGAACTCATCCTGGGGCAGGGCGAGACGTTCACAAGCAGTCCAACAATGGTCCGCAATGAACGTCTTCGTTCTGTTGAGAGACGCTCCGACGGATGCGACTCGGGAGCCGTACTGACCGAGCTCGGTAGCCTCGAAGGAGGTACCTTGCACGATCTTGTAACGGCCGACCGCGTCGTCTCCGTGGTGGAACGACCTCTCGAATGCACTGGTGGCCCAGGCATTCACCCAGGAGAGAACGACAAACGAGAGAGGAGTGCCCATCGGACTCCCTCTGAGGAACGTTCCTTCCCCTACCTTGTCACCAAGGTCGGGGAAGCTCCAGAACGCGCCTCGCTCCAGTCCCAGGCTCCTCATCGCCATGGTTCGATCTGCTGGGCGGATCAAACCTCGCGAGAGAAGAGCCTCGATGACCGTACGTACCGCTTCATGGGACAACCCGTCAGTCGCCTTGGACAAGTCCAAGCTGGCGAAACGTCGTCCCTTTCGGTAGTGCATACGGTTGGGAATCATATCGGGTTCGTTCTCTTCGATACGCCAGTGGCCAGGAGCCAACCGGCGCAGAGAAGACCGAACCCAAGAGCCTTCTACAAAGGTCAAGCAATCGGGGGTTCCAATCACCCTCACCTTGTAGCCGTGCTCTCGCAGTGCGCATGCTTTCATGCCAAAGGGTTTCCCCTGAGACCTGAGGTACAGCACGCCCGCCGCGCGATACGATTCCCGCATATCCTCGGAGACCCCTTGGCAGGGACGGAGGATGACTCGTGCGAGCTTCATGCAGAAGCCGCCAAGAGAGTCACCCGCCCACTGCGAGTACTGGGCCTGCGTGTCACCACGCGCCTCACACTCGTGTCCAAGGTCTTCGAGATAAGCATCGATCCCACCTCTTGTGGCTGGCCACTCGAGACAGGAGGAACTGGAGGAGGGAAGGCGCTTGGAGTGTCTGAGCTTACTGTTGCCGCTGTCACCTGGTGTGAGTGCGACAAAGCTACGAAGACTCTCCTTCGCGCCATCCGATGTGGGAAATCTTGTGCTCGCCATCTCCTTTGCTCGTTGCAAGTGTACAACCGTGTCCCTTTGTTTAGGGGACGGAAGTGCACGCGCGAGTCGAGAGAAGGCGAAACCGTTCTTAGGTTCGCGTACTGCCAGGTCGCAGAGTGCATCCACTACCTCCTTTGGGAGGAAGCAGGGTGCCCTCTTAAACCTCTTGGAGTGCAGGGCGTTCCCGCGAACGTTGTAGCAAAGCGTCTTAAGTTCCTTGCAAGTGAATGCGAGACCGCGCGAAGGCACGGTCTTGTCCACCCAGGAGCGCAGGCGCCACGCTACCACCATACCATCCCAGCCAGAAAGGACCAAACCGCTCCAACAGGTGGTCCAAACCTGTTGAAGTGGCGACTTTTCGCCGCCGCGATGCCGAGCCGAGGATGCCTCCTTTCCGGAGGGGTCCTCGACTCTGCTACGCTGTAGGCTCTTTACAATAGACGGAAGTCTTTTGTAGGTGTTGCGCAACATGCGTG